GGCCCTTTTGGGCCAAAATCAGCCCCAGCCCCGTCGCATCGGCCCGTTATGGTCGGCCCGACGGGGTTGTGTCGTTTTGGCGACACCGACCAACAATCGGTGATGGAACGCAGAAAAATCGCCCTAGTCAGGTGCCTTCGTCCTGAAATCCAGCAATTTAGGATAGAGGAAGCAAACCGACAGGAGGTAGTCATGCACCTCACGCACGACGAATTGCATCAGGCCTACAAGGCCTACCACCATGTGAACTTTGGCGAGCAGGACGAGCTGCCGCGACTTGACGTGCGGGTGTCGCACGGTGAGCAGCACAGCGAGATCCACGTCGGACCGCGCAGCGAAGGCATGGTGCCTTTGCTGGTGGAGATTCTGCGGCGCCTGGCGAACAGCCGCAAGGTGAATCTCCTGCTGGTTGTACCGCGCCGGGAGGGGTCGCAGGACTTCACCCAGTACGGTCTGGTACGCCGTGACACTTGTTTCTGCACTCTGTGCTGAACTGCGTAAATAGTTCAGCACAGGAGTAGCGGCATGGAGTCCCAAGCATGACCGGCAAGTCATTCGAGATGGATGACTTGCTGCCATCTGGATCAGAGAAGACAGACGGCGATCTGATCGGTCGAGTACAGTCGCGCTCAGCCACCTTAGAAGTCGGTGAGCGCATGCTGCGCGACATGCTGTTGAATCTGCAAACACTCAAGCGCAGCTCGACACGTCCCATCGAGCTGCGCTCTTCTGGTCTGCCGTTCTGTCCGATCCGTTCCTTCTTGCTGAAGAAGCCGGAAGAGTCATACGAGATGGATCACTACGTCAGCACCGGCACGGCGATTCATGAGACGCTGCAGAAGTGGTCACCGCGCGGTGATTACAGCCGCTTCCTGTTCGGTAACTGGGAATGCAGCGAATGCGAGCGAGCCAAGACGTTCTGCACGCTGCCCAAGCAATGCAAATGCTCACCGCACGCTGAATGGCTGTACAAAGAAATCCATATCCAACACAAGAAGCTGTCCGGTCATATCGACTTGATCTTCCAGCTCGGTGACAAGGCGCCGTATCGCTATGTGGTGATCGACTTCAAATCGACGGACATGGAGCGCAAACGCTCGAAGATCAGCTGGGACCCGAGCCAGCCGTCATCACGCAACTATGTCGTGCAGGTGCGCACCTATTGCACCGTGCTGATGCTGGACTACGGACTTGATGTTGTCGGCTGGATTCTGCCGTCGGTCAATCGTGCTGCACCGATCCGCGACGCCAAAGACTTCCACCCGCTGGCCGGTGAGTGGAACATGAAGCTGTCGCAGCGCTGGGTGAAGTTCCTCGACGCCGCCAACTACGACTTCATCGTGCTTAAGCGGTTGATGCGGCACATTCGTGATGACAACGCCGCCGAAGCGAACGATTGGCTGAATGAGATGATTTCCACTCGCCCGTGCCACAGTGAAGCTGACTACAAGGCATGGATGCAATACGGTTTCTTTGGGGCTGACGTCTGTGAGATGAAAGGTGTCTGCTGTGGCGGTCAGGACAAGCCGGTGCTGCGGCACATTCGCAATCTGCTGCGTGAGAAGCAATGACCCCAATTTGCTGTATCGCCGGGAGTAAGCAATGGTAAACGTCATCCGCGCTCGATCAGCTGTCGCCAAGAAGAACAGCGCGCACAAGCTAGGCATTCCAGCCAAGTTCGACACGCTGCACAATTGCCTGTCCTGTCTGCGCTGGCCGGTGTGCAAGGACCCGCAGAAGGCGTACAACTATCGCTGCAGCCGCTATTCTGAGTCGTCGGCTGAAGATTCGCCGATTGAAGATCAATTGGCTGAACAGATCAAGCAAGGGGAGTCAGCTTACGGCGTTGAATTAGGCGACAATGCCAGCCCGCTGGACGAACCGTCTGTGGAAGAAGAAGCGCGAATCGACAAGATGATCGCCGCTGCTATCGCTGAGAACAATCCCCTGCCGCCAGATATTCGCATTCGCGATGGCGAGATTCCCCAAGCGCCGAATTACTACACCTGGCTAACCGACGCCCGCTTCACCGGTGGTGATGGTGCGATGCCGCCGTTTGCGCGCCAAGTCTATGTCGGCGGTACCTTCTACGCCGAGTGGTGTCCACGTTGCAGCGACATGGAATGGTTGGACACCATGAAGGTCGGCACGACGATGGTCAAGCTGGAAGGCAAGACGACGATGCTGGTCAACGGCAAGTGCCCGCACTGCAAAGTGACGCGCGACGAGCTGTTTGAAGAGGGCGAGATTAACATCTACAAAGATCTGACGTTGATCGCCGGTCAGCGTTCGACCAAGACATCAACCGTCAACCTGATGGACGCCTACAATATCCATCGTTGGTTGAAGTTGCCATCGCCGCCGAAAGTGTTTATGACGCTGCTACAGCAACCGTTCGTCATCACCTATACGTCGAAGTCGTTCGGCCAGGTGAACCGCAACATGTGGCAGCCCTTCCTGAATATCGTCAACGGCTCGCCATGGTTCCGCAACTATCACAAGTTCCTGCGCAAGCGCGGTCAGGAGCTGGGCGAAGAGCTGTTTCACGTTGGTGACATCTTCGTCAAATACAGGCATCGCCAGCTGACCATTTCGCCGTCGTCACCCAGCGGCGAAACTATGCGCGGTCCGACTCGCGTCAGCGCGGCGATTGACGAGGTGAGCCACATGCCGCTGACTACAGCATCGGGCAAAGATGCGGCGCAGGCCAACGCCAAGGACACCTACGATGCGTTGCGCAACAGTCTGGAAACGCTGAGCCGCGCCTACGACCGGCGCATGTCGCAGGGCTACTACGACTTGCCGCGTCCAGCGATGTATTGCGTTTCATCGCCGAAGACAATCAACGACTGGGGCATGAAGCTGTACCGCGACAGCAAAGGCAGTACAATTCATTTGGGCATGCTCTACACTACCTGGGACTTCAATCCCAATCTGCCGCGCTCGCACTTCGCTGAACGCTTCCGCACTGATCCAGTTGGTGCAGCGCGCGACTTCGCCTGTCAGCCACCAATCGGCACCAACACCTGGTTGGATGACGCCTCGACTATCGAGGCGGCGTTTGGCAAGAAGCGCAACATGTTCGATCTGACGCAGGACATCAGGCGCACCAATTCCGGCAAGCGAGTCACTACGGCACGGCTGATTCAACGGACAGTACCAGATCTGCGCTGGGGCTGCGTTCTGTCAATCGACGTTGGCTCGACGTTCAACAGCTTCGCCTTTTCCGTCACTACGGTCGAGAACGAGTTCGATCTGCAGAAGTATGTCCGTGAGCGTGAAGAGGATGACGAGGACACTGAGGTGATCACTGGCGTTGTGCCGGTGCGTGTCGTCTACGTCGGTGAAGTAATACCATCTCCGGGCGCACCGATCTCCTTGCCGTCAGTCTACACTGATGTCGCCTGCGTTATCTGCGAAACGTTGAACGTCACCACAGTGGTGTCGGATCGCTGGCAGAACAAGAAGTTCGTCCAGGATTTGGAGGACCAGTTCGCTGGCCTGGAGTATGTCGAGTACATGCTGCGCTGGGACGACTTTGAGAACTACAAGAACGGCCTGTTCGACAAGAAGGTGCGTATGCCTGCGATGCACAGCAAGCTGACTGACTTGCGCGCGACCAATCTGGAAGAATACCCGGCTTGCTTCAAGAACAAGCCAATGGATCACTTGGCCTACCAGATGATGACGGTGCAGGAAGCGCGTGGTGGCACGGTGATCAAAGGCGATGCCACCGACGACATGTTCCGCTGCACCGCACTGGGCTACACCGCCTGCCAGGACAAAGACATCCTGGCTACCATGGTCGAGATTGAACAGGAAGTGCCAGTGCGCCAGCCGGCGCTGGGTCTAGTTCGCTCGATGGCTGCACCAGCTACCTCAGCCGCAACCGATCTAATCCCGACCGGGCAGAGCTCGCCTATCGCCATGTTGCGCCGCACTAACCGTCGCTGATTGTCAATTTCGGGCAACATAGGAGTGCCCGAATGATCTGCGCGAGTCCAACTCTTGGCTAATCTTGCCACGTCTACCTTCTTTTCCGATGCGCCAGTCGAACTGGCTCCCGGCAGCTATCCCAGCTTCAAATCGGTGCAGCTGGTCGAGCTGCCGACGGAGGACTACTACTTCGTCGATGTCAACCCCAACTTCGGCGAGGATGCGCGCGGCGAGCTGTTGACTGAGGATCAGGTGATCAAAGCGCAGATCCGACAAATCTTGTCAACCCCTTTGGGTACTGAGCATTTCGAGCCGACTTACGGCTCGCTCCTGCCTTTCCGTATCATGGAACCGATGAACGCTGTGTCGGCGTGGAACATCGAGAACGACACCATCAATGCGGTCGGCACTTGGCTGGCCAGCCGAATCACATTGCAGCGGCAAGATTGTCTGGTGTTGCCGCTGGAAGAACAAGAAGGCTACTACATTCAGCTGCGCTATCTAATCAAGCGCCTGTCGGCAGTGGCCACTTATCGCGCGTCGATGTATAGGAGATAGATATGGCGGTGGATCGCAATGCCGTAGTTGACCAAGCGATTGCCGCAGCGGTAGCCGAGCTGCCGTCGGTGTTTGATGGTGTCGAGATTGAAGTAGTCCGTGCCGCTCTGCTGAACGCTATCATCAACGCGACGCCGAAAGAAGTCGCGCTGTCCACTACTTCTCCTGACTATGAGTCGGTGGTGTGGCAGCTGGTCGCCGATCTGAGCAGCCATCCAGTCTGGTATGACACCATCACTACAGCGGTCGGTCAGCGGCTGATTGGCTGGATCGCCTCCGGTATCGCCTACGGCCAGTTCGCCATTGAGCGATCGCTGCAGGAAGGCTTCGTCCACCTAGCTTCAGCGGAGAGCTCGGTCTACGCCGGTGCGGCACATCTCGGTGTGCGCGTCGAGCGAATGATTCCGGCTGAAGTGCGCGTCCAGCTGACGCGGTTGGACAAGACGTTCATGCTGGAGATTCCGCGCCATACCAAGTTCAGCATCCAACAGGTGCCGTTCTTCAACCGCACCGCGATCATCTTCCCAGCTGACAGTTTTGTCACCGATGTCGTGCTGACACAGGGCGAAGTCAACTCGATCAATCTGAAGGGCACCGGCCAGCCCAATCAGGAATACGAGGTCGGCGACGGCACGAAAGACTTGTCCGACTCCGACCTGTTCGTTGAAGTCGGCGGTGTGGAATGGAAGCGCTCGCTGCGCGCACCGTGGCTGTTGGACGAAGAAGAGCCCAGCTTCACTGACTCGACATCGCCGATTGGCAACCCGCAGGTGATCTTCGGTAACGGGCTATTCGGCTTGATCCCGCGCGTCGATCAGCCAATCAAGATCACTTGGGTCCGCACTTCCGGTGAAGATGGCAACTACGCCCAGTCGAACAGCGTTGTCAGCTACAATGGCCCGTCGATTGACGATCAGATATCCGGCGTGACGCAGGGTCCGGTGATTGGCGGCCGCGACATGCAATCGGCAGATTACTACGCTCGCATGGCACCTTACATGCGCGCGGCGCCCGAGAATGCGGTGCGGCGGCAGGATTATCGTCGCTGGGCTGTTGCCTACTCTGGCATCAAGGATGCGATGTTCCGCGGTCAGGCTGAACTGGGACCGTACAAGCGCAGCGCCATGAATATCATCGGTGTCACGCTGTTGACCGAGACGCCATGGACCGAAGCGCAGTACATCACTTTCTTCGATTACATGCAGAAGGAGCGCGGCATCTTCCAGTGCGAGTTCGTTCGGCTTGACCCAAGCGTGATCGGCGTCAACATTGTTGCTGACATCTATTGCACACCGCGCAGTTCGTTGGCGGCAATCCAATCGCAGCTGACCGCCGCGATCCGTGACATGTTTAAGCCACGCCTCGGTTGGTTGGGCTACGAAGTCTATCGCTCTGATATCATCGACGTGCTGGAAGGTGTCGGTGTCGCCGGTGGTGAAGTTCAGTATGTCAAGTTGGCCGAGCCGACCAAGGATGTCACGCTGGCAAACACCGCCAGCTACATTCAGCTTGGCAGCGTGACGCTCAACATGCACTACACCAAACGCAACAGCGACTTCTCCGGTCGCCTCGACCTCGGTAGGTCATAATGCGCGAGAAGAAACCCAACTCGCTAGATCTGCTCAACGACGCGCTGCGTCAGAATCCCACCTTTGCCGCGCTGGCGGATGCGGTGACTCGTGTCACTCGTCGTCTTCTGGATGAACCTCGCTGGAAACTGGAGCGGATTCGCCACAGCAGTACAGTGCAGCGCGGCGATCTGTTCGACACCGAAGCCGGCACTGGCAAAGTCTCGGTGATCCGCCGCGTGCTGGTTGATCCAGACACTGGTGTCAAGACTGGCGAAGTTGTTGATGAAGTCGAAGTCGATCTGGGTGGCGGCAAGGCTGTCACAGTGCCGATGCGGACCATTCCCGAACGCGGCGTGATGATTAGCAATGCCGCCATGCTGGGCTTCAACTTCTTCTCGGACGAACTGAGCGACGACGACTTGCAACGGATTCAGCGCTACGTCGCAGCGTATTGGCCGCACAGTGGTGATGCCAACTTCATTCGCTTCCTGTCCTACGTCAAGAACACCCGGTTCGAGATTCGCCAGCTGGTGACGCCGTCTTACGGCGATCCGTTGAAGAATGCCGCCAAGGAGCCCTATCTGTATCTGGAGCATTTCCGCCCAGACATGGAAACGTGGATGCATCAGCGACCAAGCTTTGGCTGGGACAAGCCAGAACCGCCTGAAGGCTTCGGCGGCGTTTATCCGACATCGCATGTCGAGCTCACCTACGATATCCTGGAGTTCCCCAATCCAGACTTCCGCGGCAGCACCGAGCTGTTCTATTTCCTGGCCCCGATCCATCTGGTGCTGGAACGCTTCAGCGCAGAAATCTTCGCGCCGCGCTTCGATCTGTTTGCTGCCGCGAAAGCTGCGGTGGTCAATATTCAGCACGCGCAGTACAGCTGGTCACCGGATGCTGAAATTACCACGTTCGGCGAACTGGTTAGCCATGTCAATCAGATCGCCAATGCGTCGCTGTATCTGAGCGACGAGTTCACTAACGCGATGCCGTTGCCAGAGGAATAGCCATGAAGACCACTTTCTACAACAGCGGACTGGGATTGTTGAGTGCACAGTCAGGGCAGCCGTACAAGCTGATCTTCACCGGCTTCAAGCTGACCGACGCCATCAACTTCGAGCCGACGCCCAACAACAATGCGTTGCCGGGCAATCTGGTCTTCACCGGCACCGACGTTCAGATGGCGCATGTGCCGCTGACTGACGACGAAGTGATGATTCAGTGTCTGGTTGAGCACGATCTGGGCCAGTTCGACATCGGTAGCGTGCAGCTGCTGGCCAAGGCGCAAGCGGGTCCCGACACACCGTTCTGCATCTCGGTCGGTACGTCGTCTTTCCGCAAAGTGCCCAGCCAGAGCAACAAGTACGTTGGCCACACCTATCTGTATCAGCTGCTGTTTAGTATTCCGCAGCTGTCGGATCGGTTCAGCTTCATCAATCTGCGCCGCAATATCGTCGAGATGAAGCATGTCGATACCGAAGAGGATCTGCCTTACTTCCCATGGGAAGAGAACTACGATCAGCTGGTGGTTGACCGTGACACCCGCACCAACACCGCGACGTTTGTGCTGAACGCCTGGGACGACTATTGGGGCTGTCCGTTGGCTGCCGACTACTCCAGCGACAACATGTTTTGGAAGATCACCGGCGGTCGCGATGGAGACAACTTCAAATACGTAGACGAAGCGTGATTGTCAATTTCACGCAACGATTAGACAGAGGACAAGACAAGTATGGCTGATGTCCGCGCAGTAGTACTAAACGAGGGCAAAACGCTGGTCAGTGGTGCACTGGCCGGTTTCTTTGCCTATGGCCCAACGCGCTTTCGCGTCGGTGCAGCCGCGGGTTTCGAGCCGAATGCCGGTGATACTGACGTGCGCGGTCGCGTTGTCTTCACCGGTCTGTCAGGTCTGATCCAACGTCGCAAAATCGCCGAAGACACAGTCCGCTACACGCTGACGATCACCGAGAAGTACGGTCCGTTCGACATCGGCAACATCGTGCTGTTCGCTTCGGCCGGTGATGGTCCCGAGAAGGCGCTGATTTCAGTTGTCCTACCGTTTACCGTCAAGAAAGAGCCATCAGACCCCAATCTGACCGCCAGCAATCCCTATCCAATCCCCGGCTCGCGCTTCATCGTCAACATCACCGTCAAGCACACGCTGGACGGCGGCGAAGCGATTGTCGAGATCAAGAACCCCAACTTCTCCTCGCTGCCGTACTTCGACACCGAGTTCAGCGTACCACCCGCGCTGACTAATCCATATCAGCAGTTCACCGTCCACAATGACACCCGCATCGACACACCGACGCTGGTGACAAAGCGGATAGACGGCTCCTACTGGGGCATTCCCTTCTGGCAGAACTATCGCTCGCCTAAGTACGGCGTGATCGATGGTGGTGTAGATGGCGACGACTATACGACTGAACAAGGCAACTTCGCTTGGGGCTATTTCTACTTGACCCCGGATGAAGTTCTCGACGGCCAACTCGGCGGTTCCGGCTATGTCCAAGACAACACGCTCGGTTACGCTACGGTCGTTGGCGGCGCCAGCTACTAAGAGAGGATCTGATGGTACATATTCAGTTTAGGCGCGGCCAGCAAATCTCAGTCGGCAACGATCTACTGATCGGTGAGCCGCTATGGGATGATATCGCTTCCCGGCTTGGTGTCTTCAACAACCGCGCGCCACGCACTCCAGAGTGGTATCCGGCGGTCATCGGCAACAAGATGCTAATGAATCCCAACCAGACGCTTGGTGGTAAGCTGCCGAACGGCGACGAGAACAACTGCTACCTGGATTGGAGTACGCAAGACGAGATTCTGGTGCGCAACCGCAACACCGGCATCGTCTACGCTCGCTTCACCGCTACTGGCGTCAACTTCAACGCCGTCGCTGCAGTCGGTGCTGCTACCGCCGGTATCGCCAACGTGCTGCCGAATGGTAACTTGGCGGTACGTCGTGCTGCTCTGCCAATCACCGTGGTTGACACCAACGTCGATGCCTACCGCAGCTATCTAGTTGCGCCGAATTGGCAAGTCTGGAAGTCGCCAACCACAGCTGGTCGCTTGGCCGTCACCTGGGATGAAGTCGGCAGCCGACCGTTCGCTGGTGCGCCAGGTGTGCTGCAAGTTTCCGCTTCCGGCGCGCCCAACTCATCTGGCCTGCGCGTCTTCATGCACGGCCTGAAGGCTTTGGCTGGTCTGCAGGTGACGTTTGCCGCCTATATCTTCGGTGCCAACGGCATCAAGACGCAGCATCGCGCGGTGACACAGAACGGCAACGTCATGTTCACCAAAGAAGTGACAGCCAACAACGCTTGGCAGCGGATCATTACCACCTTCACCGTGCCATCCGACAACAGCAACTGGGCTGGCTTCGACGTGCTGTACAACCCCAGCGGCAACACCAATGCGACGCAGTTGTGGCGCGTCGGTGCAGCTACGCTGCAGGTCGGCACGTCGGCTTCGCCAGTTGAGATTCGCCCTGAACCGCTGGAACGCGCGCTGTGCACTTCGGTCTACAAGGAAGGCAAGCTGTCGTTGTCGGGCTCGACGGATGTTGCCGGAGCCGATCTGAGCAACTTCGCCAACGGACCGAAGGTGGAAGCTGTCGAAGCCAACAACAAGCCGGTCAACATCAGTTCGCTCGATCCGTTCGGCTTTTCGCTGGCGGTGCCATCACTGACGGCACCTAGTACTGTAAAATTCGCGGCATTCACTATGCCGACGACCTTGGAAACCGCCTGACCGAGGTCGGGACAGAGGAGATTAGATAATGGCTGCACTAAGCGGTACGATCAATGGTACGGCGACACGAGTCGTAGCGCGTCTAGGTAACGCGGCGGATATTCCCGCGCTGATTACCGGTGAAATCGGCTATGACGTTGACTTCCGTGTGTTTCGTGTCGGTGACGACACGTCAACGCCGCCGCGCATCCCAACTACCAAGTCGACTGGTCCGTTCGACTTCTCCATCTCCGGCGCTTGGACATTCAGCGAAATCGACATAGTCGAAGGCGGCACTGTTGATGGCGTCGATATCTCCGCGCTGAACGCAGCGAATGGTTTCATCGTCCGCAAGGCCAACAACTCGTTTGGTCAAGTATCGATCACCAGCGGTGACGGTTCGCTGACCGTTACCAACGGTAACGGCGTTAACGGCGACGTTGACGTGCGGGTCAGCGCGGCGATCATGGAAGCACTGACGGCCGGCTACATCAAAGAAGTCGTCAGCTCGTCGAAGTTCACCGGCAAGGGCATCAACGGTTCGCCGCTGGACATCAAGCAAGCGTCTGAAACGCAAGTAGGTGCACTGCGCATCGCCACGCCGATTGAAACTGGCGCAGGTGGTCTGCACACCGTTGCGCTGACGCCGTATTCGATGATGAATATGGCTCCGGATTCGCAGCTGGCAATCTATCTGCGTGGCATCTTCCAGACGGCGTTTTCCATCACCACGACGACATCGTTCACCGGTAACGGCAACGGCGGCAGCCCGCTGACGCTGGCGCAGGCGACCGAAGAACTGCGTGGTGGTATGACCGTAGCAACGCAGGGCGAAGTCAATCTGGGCACGTCTGATACTGACGCGCTGACGCCGAAGAAGCTGAAAGGCTTGCAGCCCGGTTCTGACACGGCAAATGCGCTGGCCGCCGCGCTGGGCATTTCGCTGCCGTTGTCGATCACCAACTTGAAGATGACTGGCCCCGGTGTGCTGGGCCGCAACAACGCTACACCGGACCAGGCAGTTGGCGTGTTGCCGTTCGCTACCAAGCCGAAAGTGATCGAGGGCCTGACAGCGAACGACTTCGATATCGTCAACCAAGCCGCGCTGAAAGCCTTCTTCCCATTCGGCACTGTGAAGACGGAACCGTATGCTGCCAACGCGCTGCCAGATCCAGCACAAGCCGGTAAAGGCGCTGTCACTTACAACGACACGCTGCGCTCGATGCAGGTGTCCAGTGGTACAGCGTGGCAGGACATCAACAATCTGTCGCCGTATCAGAGCTTGTGGAAGAAGGTGTCGACTGTCACCTACACCGGCACGACGCCGCGCGCTCTTGTGTTTGATCCCGGCGACCGTATCATGATCGGTGCGCCGACATCTGGTCCGGGTGCGGATGAAAACGACGTGGACATCAACATTGGCGGCAACTGGATCAGCTTGATCGACACCGTGTCGATTTTGGGCATCCTGACGCTGGGCCGCATCGTTGAGGTGTGCAGCCCGAACAATCAGAACTGCCTAATCACTTGGGCATCGTCCACCTTGGGCATCGGTTTCGGCAGCGGCATCGAACTTAAGCTGTGGTTTGGTCCGTCGTCGCGCAACATGTTGACCAACTTGGGTGTTTGGACCAACAAGCAGGTGCGCGGCCGTACCAGCGGCAGTACATTCCGCATCACTCGGTTCCGTCCGCTGTCGGATGAACTGATCACCACACCGCCGGCTGCGTAAGCGGCATAACTCGAAGAGGACATTTACATGCTATTCAAATTCTCCGGCGGTGGCGCGACTGGCAGTATGGAACTGGAAGGTGTCACCGACGTCAACCAAGCCAGGCGGCACATCTCGGAAAACACCGGCATTCCAGCCGGCGACCTGATCGTTGATCGTGTCAACGCGAAGGGCGAAAGCAAAGTAGTCACGTTGTCGGAAACCTGGGACAAGCTGGAACAGATTCAGGGCCTGCTGATCGGCACCGAAGATCCAGTGACGTGGCCCGCCAAGATCCAAACCGCGAAAGACTTCTTGACTGGCAACGCCGCAGCGAAGAAAGCAGCGGAGCCGAAGCTAGTTTCGCTGCTGACCGAAGCTGAATTGGCCGCAGCCGGTAATGACGAAACCAAAGCTGCCGAAGTGATGGCGAAGAAGATTCTGGCCAAGTCGGACGAGTACATGGCTAACCAGCTCGAACTGGACGGCATCAAGCGTCGGCTGAGCCAGTCGGTTTCGTCAGCGAAGGGCAACGATGAAGAGATGCGCAAAGCGATTGCGGATGCTAACCGCGACGCCGGCGCTCTGATTGCCAAGTTGCACGGCTAACATGCCCACCACCCGGGTCTACTACCGCACAGCAGCTGGCGAAGTTGGCAGTGTGGAGATGCCAACCGCGCAGTTGAAGGACGAGCTGGCCGCTCTGGAAAGCAAAGTAACGGAATTGCTGCCGCATCTGCCGAAAGGCTTGAAGCTGTCGATGACGCCATTGCCGCCGCTGACAGCCGCTTCGGCAGTCGATGCGGAGTATGGCTCGTTGTATTCCGAGGTAGTTGGCAACGGTGAGAACAGCGACTTGTGGCCCGCGAAGTGGTTGTTTGCTTATTCAGTTCTGCGCGGCAACTTCCGCGCTGAGAGTGCCGTCAGCATGTTGCAGCTGCCGATGACGCCAGCGGAGCTTGAGGCCGACCCGACGGCTATGGCCTTCGCTGAACGCATTTGGCGGCAGATGGAGACAACTTCACAGGTATTATTTGCCATCGACGGCATTCGTCGGCGGTTCCA